CACAAAGCACCAGTTGATATTACTACCATCCGATTATCGGTGTGGCTGGCAGGCGACTCTATATTTTGCCAAGTTTCTAAATCACCTAATTGAGTTAATGTTGATATGTTGTCGGTAGCATTACCTAATCCAGTTACGCCTTGAGTATTATCTCCTGCTACCCATCTTTGTCCTGTAATTATTGTTCTACCAGCAGCTGCTCTACCCATCATTAAAAATTGTTGTACTGCCATAATATTATTCTCCTATGATGGTGATTTTGAATCTGAACTATAAACTTGTCCATGCCAGGTAGTACCAGCATCTATTGTTAGAAATACTAGAATGTCTACCCCTGATGCTGTTAGTGTAGGTACTGTACCCCCTTCCCAATCTACTGAAGATGGGTAGTTAACTGTCTGACTTCCACCATTAGTTAGTATCAATGACCATATATTACATTCATCTGCTGCTGTAGGGTTTGTAAAAGTAAAGGTTGTAGTTCCAGTATCTACAGTTGCAGATACAGAGTTACCGAGTGATAAATCTATTGCTTGAGCTCCTCCACCTATTGCACCTATGGCATTAGTCACTATACCAATATCTAAAAGATTAACTCTTGATATGATTTTATCATTACCAGATATACCTGTTGGTGTTATAGAAATAACATCACCACCGCCTGCTCTAAAATCTATTTGGTCATCTGTGTCTGCAGTAATACTAGTATCGCCATCAGCATCAAGTATAATTTCTTCTCCATTCATATCTAAAGCTGCATCTAATATATTTGAAATTAAATTAACTGTTCCATGTGAAACGACATGAAGAATATCTCCTACTTGAGCACCAGCTTGTAATACAACTGATGTTCCATTGGTTGCAACATAGTCATCTGTTTGATTTAGATGTGAACCATTTAGATATACATCTATACGACCAGCAACATATGCCATTGTTTGTGAATCATTGTCTGAACCAGTAAAGGTTGTTTGACCTGCCGTAGCAGTATAATCGAATTCTACTCTTGCAACTAATACATCTGCAACACTAAATGTTCCAAATGCATTTATATTTAAAGTATCTCCTGCCTCTGCACCAACTCCGAGTACAACAGCTGTTCCATTGGATGCTGTAATATCGGCAGCTGCCAATCTAACACCATTAAGGAATACATCTATCTGTCCAACAGTATATGCTAGTGAATTACTATTTGCATCATTTCCACTAAATGATGTTTGTCCTGCTGTCGCTGTGTAGACAAATTCTTGTCTTGTTGCGCCTTTTGATACTTCTCTACTTCGAGTCATTTTTATTTAATCCTATTGAATATATGTTTATTTATACAGATTGTTATGATGGTTTTGTCGGCCATGTAACATTTTCAGCTTTCTCTACACTATCAACACCGCTAGTTATATCTCTAAGTGCTTGTCTATATGTAGTCCATGCATCTGACATTGTAACATCACTGTTACCAAGATAGTCAGTTTCTTCTAGAAGTCTAGTTCTAGTAGTTCTTAGAACATCCATTGCTCTATCAACTGCTCCATTTGCCCAAAGAGCTTCTTCTGCATCTCTTTGTGATTCTTCATTTGCTGTCATCTCACGCCTAATACCATTTTCTAAAATATGTCTTGCCATTGTTTTCTCCTATTTTCCTATTCCGTATAAGCAGAATGTACCACTATCTATATTACCTGAACTCATTGCAAATGAAATTCCTGTTACTGCACTTGCAGTTGCAATTTCTCCAGCAGTAAATGTTTGTGCTCCGCCTGGTGCATCATCTTTTGCAGTAGTCCTACTATAAAAATGTTTGTGAAATGTTGTATTCGATGGCCCATATAACCAAAGAAATCCATTACAACATGATTCAGCATTAGTTTCAATAGTATCTGCATATCCTATTGATTGATATGCTGTACCATCATTTTGGTCTTCACTTGCATCTGCATTATTATTACTTGCAGTTCCACTCTCTGTATTTGAACCATTACATTGAGCAGTTGCTAATGCTAAATTAAAGTCTGAGCCATTTATTGTAAATTGACATGTTAACTTAGAGCCTGCAGATGGATGAACTGCATTATATATTACATAATAAGCATTGTAAGTAGAATCTATACCAGAAGTAAAATTAATAACAGAATCTCCATCTGCTGTAGCTGATGCTATTTTATTTAAAGCATCTCCACCAGCAAAGTCAGCGCCAAAAGTAAAGTTTTTTGATATTGATTTATAAGTAGCCATTATTAATCCACCATTCCATAAAGAGATATGCTTCCAACATCTATATTACCAGCTGAAAAATCAATTCTAAATCTATCTATGGCTCCTGTTTGTTGTATATTTCCACCACCATGACATGATTCCATTTCATCTGGTGTAACACTAATAGTATCATATATATAACTTTTCCACTGGTCAGTTTCTCCACAACCATGCATATAAACTTGACCAGAACATGAATCAGTTGAATTACCATTACCTACATTTATACATATAGGTTGTCCACCTGTTGCTCCTGCTAAATCATTACTATCATCTACTCCAACTGTAACACTACCATCGCCATAACTCATTCTTGTAATCCATTGTACACTAAGTTTAGCATCTGTAAAGTCGCCATCGCCTGGGTGAAATAATAATTCTGGTTTTTGATTTGATGGATGTATGTTGCAAAATACAATTAAATATGATTCATATGTATTATCAAGAACAACACCACCAGTACCATGAATAAAATCTACAGCTGCAACAGCACTAGTAATTGTTTGTGTTTTAAGAAGTATCCATGCCCCACCAACACCTGATGCATCATCAGATGCAGTAAAATTATATTTTATATCTTTATAGTTTGCCATTATTTGGAAATCCCATACATGGTAATTCTACCACCATCTATTTTTGAACCACCATTATATTTAAATCTTATACGAGTTATTGCAGCAGTTTGTTGAAAATAACCAGCACCCTCATACAATTCTGTATAGTGGTCACCACCAGAGTTTGCTGTACCACCCATTTTCATTATAAAGTGTTTTTCAAATACTGTTGAACTGGGATTAAATAAATACACGTATCCACCTATAGCACCTCTACCATTAAAATCATCTGAACCACTACCTTTTTGTGGTGGGGCAAATTTAAATCTACCAGTATCATTATCAGTAGGGCCACCATGTCCACCATGTCCTACCGAGTTATCAGCAGCTGCATGATACCAAGTATTTACCATAGATGTATTTGTTTGTGCATAACTTGTCGCAGTACCTATATCAGCTTGAATTGAAAGTTGGTCAGTACCATGAGGAATCATTCCATTTAGTTCAAACAGGTAAACATCATAAGTAGAATCAATACCAGAAGTAAAATCCATAACATCAGTACCATCATCACCATCTGTTGTTGCTTGATGGTTTGATGCTATTTTTGTCATCCCACCAGCACCACCTACAGCATCTCCATAGTCTACATTATATTTAATATCTTTATAATCTGCCATGAGTTAATCCTTATTTTTCTGTGAGTAGCCAACCTTGAGTGGCATCTACATAAACTAATCCAAATGCAGCTCTTTCTGTTCCTACAGTCAGGTCAGCTGATGCTCCTTGAATTTTGTGTGAATTTCTACCAATGGTTATTGCATTAGAATCTGCTGTTGCAGCATAGTCTATAATCTGTATGTAATCTCCAGCTACAGCACTCGCTGGTAGTGTTATAGTGCGGGCAGCACCTGTTGTATTAACTGCATAGGATTTGCCTGCAACTACTGTAGCATCTGCTGTTAGTACTGCTGTTGCAAATGGTATTGATGCGTTCAGTCTTGCTCTTGTCATAAAATTGTTTCCTTAGATTATCTTTTCTTATTATTTATAAGAGTTTTCTTCCTCTAAACCATTTAGGTAGACCTAAATGTGGTCTATCATCATATTTATTATTTTCCCATTCAGGTTTTAATATATCATTATAATGTAAAAATGATTGTACACATATGTTACCTGTAAACTCATTACGCCAATGAGATAATTCACACCCAGAATATATTAACATATCACTAGGATTTAGTTTGACTTCTATCTCTTTTCCTTTTGTATCCTCTAGATATATGGGCCACATATCACCACCTAAGTTAAGTGTTGCTGATACTTCACAAGAATATCTATCTGTGTGTTTTTCTAATTCTGCACCTTTCTCATATAATCTAGAATAAGTATATGTTGGTGATAATTTTAATTTTGTTTCTTTATTCATTTTTTCAGTCAACAAATCTAAAACAGTTTCCGTAGCAATGTCACTATAATGACTATATGATTTTGGACATTGCATATCACCAGACTTACCCCAATCATCATCATGTTTAGATATGTAAGTAGTATCTTTTAAAGTTCTAAACACTTGTCTTTTTAATTGAAAATAATCAAATAAAAATAAAGCAACATCTATTGGTATTGCGTTTCTTACAATCTTATATTTATTTTTTTTATAACTCATACACTACCTTCATTCCTCAATATACTATTTGGAATTGCTTGTATATTAAAATGTATAAATTTAAATCTACCACCCTTTGATAAAACATACTCATGTGGAAAATAAGATGGGAACATTAAAAGATGACCTGACTCTGGTTGAAAATTTACCATTCTACTTGAAGCTGTAATTTTTCTTTTATCTTTCTCAGGTAGTGCTGTCATAGCAGCACCTTGTCTTGGGTCGTGAAATAAAGGAAAGGAAGCTTTGTCATTTTCTAAAAAATAGAAACCTGATATGTGAGAGTTTTCATGTATATGAATTCTATGATGTCCACCACCATCTTTAGCAAACTCTTGTACCCACATACTTTCATAAACCAAAGTATGGTTACTTAAATCTGCTCCCCAACTATCTAATAAATTCCAAGCAGTATTACCAACATAATCTACTAAATATTTTAACTTAGGGTCTTCATTAATATTACCAGAGTGATAAACATGACCAAAATCAGTAGCATTCTTTTTTCTAGTTTCTTCAAATTGTTCATGTGATTCATCTAAATATTTTTTACAATGTTTGTTTGTTTTATCAACCCATTCAGATTTATCTATTGAACAAAAAGGTGTTGCAAAAAATTGTTCGTGTATCTCATTATCTTCCATTATATACTCCTATTTAAATCCTGGCCCTAAGTTCCATTGTACCAATGATAGTCTAGTTCCACTAGTTACTGGTGAAACTCTATGCCATGTGTAGCTAGGGAAAACTACAATAGAGCCTCTTGGTAATATTTCTTTACATTTTATTATTTCACTAGTATTTATTTGACCTATATTTCTTAAATCAAATTCTAAAAGTCCACCCTCATAATCCTCTGGGTCTGATAGAGAAACTGTCACAGACAATTTTCTCATTAAACCATACCAATCTTTGTTCTCATATATTTTTTCATCTGAATCAGTATGCCATGAATAAAATTGATTTTTATTATAAATTGTAAACTGACAAGCTTCACTATCAACTAAATCAAAATTCCAACCTGCCATATGATTTGCTCTTTGAATATAAGGTTCTAATAATATCTTTAACCAAACATCACCAATCCATGATATATTAGAATCTCTTATTGTCTTTACTTCTTCTACTTCATGTTTAGTTCTAGGGTCTATACTTCCAACTCCTGCTAACTTTTTATTATTTGACATACCCTCTTTAATAATCTTATCACATAATATGTTTGATAATGCAGATTTAAAATAGTAATAATTTTTTAAGTATTTCATTTTTTTATACCTATATTCTTTAGTTTTGCCGAATTTTCTTCAAAGACTAAATTAACTGAACCAGTTATTCTTTCTTCCTCTGTAATTTTTTCATCAACCCAATGTGTCATATTGTTTGGAAACATAATCATATAACCATCTTCAGCTTCATAATTTATTTGTTTTTCTTCCCACAATAAATATGTTGGATTATCTTGTACATTTTTTATGTATTGCACTGACGCTATACTTCCAGCGTGTTCATGTTTAGGATTTGAATCACCTTTGTATGCATAGTTAATCCAAAAGTCATGTACATCTTGTTCACCAATAGAACCTCTAATACCAACGCACCTTCTTAGTGTTTGATAGTTAAAACCCTTTAATTTATGGATATAGTATTCACCCAGTCTTATTATAAAAGAATAGTTCCACGATTTTTCTAAATCACTACTATGCACAGAAATTTGATAAGAATTTTTTCCTTTATTTAAATGTTCTTTTAAAAATCCTAATTCATGGTCTTTATACTCTTTATATTTTTCTGCCCACTGCAACCATTCGTTATGAATTGCATCAGGCATTTTTATTTCTAAAAGTGGACAACCATCTATAGGCCATCTAGTTAGTTTATCAAAATATTTTATAAACTTTTCTTCTTTATCTTTTCCGTACATAACATTCCTGATTAGTAATTAAACGACTATAATATTTATTATTAATAGCCAAACTATTTTCTTGTAATTCTTTTGCATAGTCTAACAGTTTAAAACTTTTTAGTTCTTCTAGTGCAACATCTTTATCTAAAATTTTCATACCAATTAATATTTGATACCAAAGAGTATTACCTAATTCATAAAAATTATTTCTTCCATAATCTGCATATCTTGGCATACGACCTTTCCAAATATCTAATCTATCTTTTAATGTATCTGACATTGGAGCTGATGATGCATCTTTCCAAAACAAAGTATCTTGTCTAGGGGTTTGATAATGTAGTTGTATGAAATCTTTTATATCATCCCATATGACTCTTATATCCTCGTTATACTGTTCTTGTTGTTTTCCCTTTATATCCATTGTTTCAGTAAAGTACTGTTCAATAAAGTGGTTAATTTGAACCACAGTCATGTGTATGGAAGTTGCCTCTAATGGTTCTACAAACCCAGAAGATAATCCTGTAGATAATATATTCTTAAACCAAACATTTTCTATTCTACCAGAATTAAATTTTATATCTTTTTGTATTTCTACACTTTGTCCAATAGTTTCTTCTATCTCTTTATGTGCCTCATCTGGTGTAGTATGATTATCACTAAAAACATACCCACAACCTTTTCTTTCTTGTAAAGGTATCTCCCACATCCAACCATTATTCATTGCTCTTGCATGTGTATAATTATTAACTTCTTTATCTTTAATGTTAAAAGTTAATGCTCTATTTACTAATAGATTATTTTCATAACTCTTAAATTGTTTATTACCAATAAGTAATCTTTTAAAGCCAGAACAGTCAATAAAGAAATCACCTAAAACTGCTTTATCATTTACATAGATAAAATCAATACTACCATCTTCATTAGTAATTAGTTTTTCAGCTTTACCTTCTATGTGTGTAACTCTTTCATTTTTTAATACTTGTTCTTTTATATAATTTCCAAACTTGTAAGTGTCTATGTGATATGCAATTTGAAAGTGTTCCCAAAATTCTATAGGTGGCATTTTAGAATCTTGCATACATCTAGATATAAATTCTTGTTCTAATCCTAACTCTTTTGCAACATGATATATTCTGTATAAGTCATAATTAGAATTAGGATAATTATTCTCATTGTCAATTTCAATACCTAGTGGTGAATAAAAACTCTTTCCTTTAGTGTGCCAGTTACTATGTTTGATTCCAATTTTAAATGTAGAGCCCGTTGATTGTAATAAATCTTTTTCATCTATGTTTACAAACCCACCTTGAAGATTAATTAACTCTGATAGTTTTCCTGTTGTACTTTCTCCTACACCTATGATAGGTATATCTTTAGATGATACTACTACTATTTCTGCAAATGTTTTTTGTAATAGATTAAGAGCAGTAATCCAACCTGCTGTTCCACCACCAACAATAACTATTTTTTTAATTTCTTTCATTTATTTGTATAAAAAATGGTTGAACAAAACGAGAATCAATATCCAAATCATACATTGCTTGATGACTTGTTTGAGCATTAAATATTATTGCTCTATTAAATTTTGAACCTATTTGTATATCTTGTTCTTGTTGTCTTTGTTCTTCAAATCTTTCATCTGTAAAAAACCTTGTACCAGATTTGAATGATGATAATTCATCAAGGTATATTAAACCTGCTATGTCAAAATCAAGACCATCTTTGTGTCTAATACCAGCACCATGAGCACAAACAGATTTTTCAATTTCACTTTTATATATTTTACGAAAAAAAGAATTTAGATGAGTTACTTTATAATCTGTATCAATTAAATTGTTATATAAATTTTTATACACATCAGATTCTTTTAATATTTTTTTTGATTCATAACAAGGATATGCTTGATACCTAGTAGCAAAGTCTTTTCTAGATGAGTGTGGTTGTAGAGTAGCATTAAACTCTATCTTAGAAGTATAATTAAAAATTATATCTAATTGTTCTTGTGTGTAGAAATTATCTATTACATCAATAGCTCTGTGCATAACAAATCACCTGTTCATATTATAATACTATTTATAAGTCTTTTTTAGATGTTAACCCAAGCAGATGTATCAGCGTTCCAGTATTTTGCAGTTACAGAGTGATTTACTGAATCATCAGCACCACCCTCATTGTCAGCAAAAA